CATAGGATCACTAGTTGCATAGTTGCCTTCTGCATATGCCATACTAGTTATATAACAACCGGATAATGTCCATGTATCTATTACTGTAGGTCCTGAAGTCGCATCGTTAGTACCATCTAACGTGTCTATAACTGTTGAAAACTTATATTGAGCTCCTGCAAGTGGTGCAGATTGCTCATGATGATCTATTTGATTTTGCATCTGAGCATCTATCAATGTAGTAACATTGTTTTCTACATCATCTCTTATAACAATAGAAATTGGCTCCCAAGTATGTTTACCCGCCATATAAACCCTCGAATTATAAACATCTAATGTTATTTGTTCATGACTCAATGTAGGTCTTGTTACACTAACTATCTGGTGGGTTAGGGATTTACTATCGGCTTTTGCACCAATATTGTTAAATGTAACTCTAAATCTATAAGTTAATTTTGGCATTAAGACCGTAGCAGTATTACCTCCTACAGGTACTCCAAACTTATTTAAATTTGCCATCGATAATTCTCCTTACCGCATCTGTATTATATGTATTTATAAGATCTGTCAGAAATTTTGATCAAGGAAAAAGGTAGTAAAATAAATTTACTACCTTAATCATGTTATAATGTACCTGTATTTACTATTCTAATTGGAATATAAATAAATTCTGCTGCTTTTGTTGGTTCTATAGCAATATCAATGTAAAGTTCATTTTTATCAATTCTTGCAGAAGTATTATTTGTTGTATCACATACAACAGCAAAATCATATACTCCTCGCTTTGCCATAATATCGCCTAAAAATCTAGAAACAGATTCTGCAGCATTAGCTCTTGTTGCTTCGTCGTTTGGCTCAAAAGCAAACGGTCTTGCTAATGGATCTAATCTATCTCTTAGATATGCAATAAGTCTTGCAACATTTACTCTATCTAATGCACTCGATGTTGGACTTAAAGTTTTTTGTCCATATACAAATAATCCTTGACCTGGAAAATTTGTAATAGGATTAACTTTAGCGGTATATAACGTATCTCTTTGCCCTTCATTTAACGCAACTGCACTAAATTCGCCTTCACTATCTAAATATCCAACATTAGTGGCATTAGACACAAGCCCTCTAGTTAATCCTGCAGGTGCAAACCACGGATATGCTACTTGGTCATTAAAACTAATAGTCCTTAATGCCATATGTGATGCAGGTACAACAACCGAACTACCATCAGTGTTTGTTGCTAAACCGCTTGGATAATAGACTGCACATTGCGAACCTGATGTTATCATAGCATCTTCGCCGTTTTCAGTACCATTAGTACCTGCCATCCATGCAGTAACTCCGCTAGGTGCAAGTCTAAATGGAGGATCAATAATAACAAATGCGGTTTCTTTTCTATCTACATTTAATGTTAACATTTCATCTGCAAGCTCAGGATAACCAGGAGCTGCAATTAAATTATATGTTGCACTATCTGCTCTGATATCATCATTTGATGATAACGATGCTTGCATTTGTTTTACAATAACTGCTCTTTGTGCTTTTCTACCAAAATATGCCGACCCGTCTGCTTTATTACCTGCAGCACTTCTCCACTTATATGTAGTTGATATCGAACTATCATATTTTAATACATGATATGAACTACGTATCATATTCACAATAAGTATACCATCTGGGTATAATGCAGGATTAGGAGCATTGGCAATTCTAGTCGCACCTTTATGTGAACCAGATCCTTGAAAACTTACATCTCCTGCTGTTTCAGTTAAATCAGCAAATACTACACCGTTAGGGGTAGATTGATCTGTTGAGTCTCTCGCAACCCATTTAGTTGTTGTTGCATTATATTCTTTAATTACAGGAAAACTTTCTAATGATGTTGTATCAATCCAAAGATCGCCTGTTGCTAATGCATTACCACCGCCGGATCCTGTTGTTGGTGCCGATGTACCAACAGATACCTTTAAACCTAATCCGCCGGATCCTGTTGCTACTGTTACTGGTTGCCAAACTGTATTTCCTTTTTTGTAAATATCAAATGAGCTTCCATCAGCAGTAAGAGCATCATTATACCAATATGTTCCGTTAGTTGTAGCACCTGTTATAGCTGTTGTCGATGCTTCTAATTGTCCTGCGGTAGCATTTGCTGTTGAAATATCTGCTCCTACAACTGTTGCAGATGTAGCACTAGCCCCTGGAAATTTTTGTAATTCAAATTTAGCATCTTGTGCAGTTGACTGATCGTATGCAAATGCATAAACTGAATCTGCCGGAGGATTAATACCTCCAGTCAACGTAACTTGAATGTCGTTCAAGTTTAGACTTGCACCTGCATTGGCTGCGTCGTCTGCATTTACTAAAATTGCTACAACTTTGCCTCCGCTAATTACTGCGGTCGGATTAACTGTAGGTACTGTACCTGCACCTGTAATAGTAACAGTTGGTGCTGAAGTATACCCCGAACCACCATCTAAAATAGTAAATGATGTACTACTTGCTCCGCCGACTGAATCGAACAGTTTATTTGTATCTAATGAGGTTATAATAACATCAGCTGCCGAGTTAGTGTCATATGTTCCGGGTACTGCCAAAGAAGCATCTGCCGCAGCAGTATCAGCTCCGCCTTGAATAGGACATGTTTTAGTGGTAAATGTATCTGTAGTAGAATTATAAGATTTAACAACTATACTAGTACCTTGGTTTGCTGACCCTGTTTTAATCCACACATCACCTCCTGCTGGACCAGTAGGTTGAACATTTGTAATAGATAATGCAGAACTTGTATTAACACCCCATGTTGCTCTATTAGCGTAATTAACTGCTGTCCATGTTGTTGCGCCGGTCATTTTATAAATCTGTGCCGCACCCAACGATGACATTAATGCATCACCATCTGCATTAGTGTATGCAATTCTATAATCTCCAATAGTACCGCCATGAGCTTGTCCTGTAGTAGGTGCTCCGCTAGTCATTTGAGCGGCTGTAAACGCTGTAACTGTTTTCTTGTCCCATACTGCGGTAGTTGCATTATATTGAAATAAACCAATAGATGTATTAGTTGTATCTAACCATAATGCTCCATTTGCTGGACTACCTTTAGGTTCAGTCGTAGAAGGTTCTAATTGCGATGTATCAACATCTGCTCTTACTACATATGCTCTATTTGCAGATCCTAAATAACTGTATGCCGCTAACAGTCCGTATTCGTTTGTTTCATAACCTTGTTGTACGGTTCCAGAAACAGATTTAAAATACGGTGAGCCGAACGATTGAATAAGTTCTCGTTGACTTGTAATTAATTGTGGTTTTTTAACATTTGTTGCTGTTGTACCTGATGCAATTCCTGTACCACTAACATGAGTTTTGTTAGCACCGGTTGCAACAACAATTAAAGGTACTGTTCCTGCACCTGCCGAACCGTAAAAACTTTCGTCGATAACGGAAACAGAAACACCTGGTGATACTAAAGTTGCCATATTTTTTCCTCACTAGAATGACTATAAATCTTATTTAAATTATTTATCGGTAGATCAGTAAAACCAGGTGGTTATAAAGGGATTATATTTCAGGAAATAGGCATTCATGTATAAATTTGCGAACAGTTTCTTCATTTTCGCAAAAATTACTCATTACTTTTGGTGTATGAGGATTTTGTTTTTGATTAAAACAATACCAATTTTGATCCTTTGTGTAATTCCCATTTCCATATTTAAATGCATATTCGTTGCACCTATTTAATTCTATAAGATAATATTCTAGATTTTCTACTGCCAAGTTACAAAAATTAGTATAGTCCTGAGGTTCTTTGCTTCTACTAACTGCTATCATGCTAGGACTAAAAATGTTTTGAGCCCATTCGGGCAATTCTCGTGTTCTTGTCCAATTATAAGGTTTTACTTTTTCTGCAAACCATTTCATCATTTGATGGTTGTTATTACCTGCTTTACTAAAATCATGAAACGCTCCGCTAACAATATTTTTGCCAGCAATAACGTCAACACCATATATAGGAGCAGGATTATATATGCGAGGAAATATACATAAATGAAACATATATAAATTATCGGTTTCTACTGCATCTAAATGAGCCCTACGATAGTATGAAGATTCAAACACATAATTTCGCCATGGCCATTCGTGACGATCAGGAACCCTGTTACCTGTTGATATTAGATAACCTAAAAGTTTATGTTCGCACTCTTTTAGGGTTTGAAAAATGTCTTTCATATAATTCTTTGAATAAATCTGTAGCAAAATCAAAAACTAACTTTGCCTCGTCTACCATACCATCGTGTAATTTACTATATATAGATTCTGCCAATTCTTTTGGTTTTTCAAATTGATAATAATTTCCCCTGCCTGGTACTTTTTTAGCAATCATTTGTCCGCCTCTTAAGTCTCCTAAGTAACGAACATACACATGAGCTAAAAATTGATCTTCATCTTTTATTTTATTTTTTACATACTTTACATATTTTTGTGTACTAGGTTCTAAATTATAACATGTATTAGGTATTGGGCCCATTAACTTTAATTCTTCCGTGTCTTTACCTATTGCAGAAGCTCGTTTTAATCTAATATCTGGTAAATTAAATTGACAACTTTCTAATGCACTATAACATGCATGTTGGTTTACTAGATAATGAAAATATACATTAACTTCTATTTCTCCACTCATAAGAATGGGAACAAACTTTTGCCTTTCTGCATTTGTATGTTGTTCTTTTGTAAGTTCTTTAAGGCTCATTTTACATCTCATCCGAAGCTGTCAACCAACCTGTTATCTGATACTTATCATGAGAATAAACAGGATTACCTCGATGTGTATGAGTAAATCCTGCAGGCCACATTAATATTGTTCCTGCTTTAGGTTGTACTCGCAATCCTTGATACAAAAATTCTGTTTCTCCTTCTCCTTGTGGCATATCATTTAGATATACCATCCATGCTAATACTCTAGATGTATTTCCAGTAGTCCATTCGCTATGCCAAACATGATATCCGCCACCAGGTTGAATTTTTTGAGCTTTTAGGTCGTGGCTGTCATATTTTTTGCAAGGCCATGCTTCGCCAAATTTTGCTATGTAAACATCTATACATGGTCCCAGTTTATCCCAAAATTTTTTAACTTGTTGTGATGTATCTGATATTTGTGTAAGTTCATATCCTGATAAAAATATATATTCATTTTTACTTCTCCAATTAGGTATAAATGTTCCATTAAATTCACCCGGAGTCGAATATCCTGATTGATCAAGAAAATTGTATAATTCTATAAATTTATTGCATTCTTCTAGACTAAAAACTTTATCCCATTTCATGATAAAAGATTCTGGTGTCTTAGGTACTATGGTCGAAGATTTGTTGGCTAACCCTGCTGACTCTAAATTTGGTGTACTCATGTTATCCTATAACAAAACCTAGAGGGTCGCCGCCATCAACATATGTTTTTAGCTCTTCCTCTAATGATTGAAAACTTTGTGTAGCATCGGCTCGTAACACCTCTGCATTAAGAGTGGTGCCTCCTTGTGGTCCTGCAATTGAAGCAAACTTTCCTCTTGCTTCTGCTAACATCATTTTTGCTTCTGATGTAGACCATTCACGTATCCATGAGGCAGAATAAGTGTCTGAAATAAGAGTTACGTCGGGCTTGTAATTATAACAATGGACAAATACGTCATCGTCTGCTTTAACTTTTCTATGAACATTTAACGTATTAACCCATGGTTTCCATGTAAACATATATTCAGAACCAAACATTTTACCTAAATGTTCTCTATATTCGTGATACGCTTCAAATGTTGCTAATCCGCCTGCTCTACCCGAATGTAACATATATGTATTAAGATATGCGGCTTCAAATGGTTCTATATCGGCTCCTACGCCAGAACCAAAAGATCCTGTAACCCTTCTATAAATGTCTTTTACTTCAATAACTTCTGAAGGTAAAACATAGTCCTGTACTTCTAATTTTAATGTGAGTGCAATAAAAGATTCTTCTGTCGATCTTGAACTTCGCTGACGATATTTAGATAACGCTTTATCTATTGCTAAATCATAATGTTCAGGATCTAGCTCAACATCAACCATCCCTCCGCCTAGGGATAATTCTATTTCTTTTGTAAGTTCTTGTCGAGTTTTAGCCATACTGGTCTCCGCATATAGTATTTATCGGAGACCTTGTATGTTATTTGAATACTTGCAGGATAACTGTATCGTCGGAAAAACGTCCTGTAAGTTTGGTTTCTGTAGTCTTTACTTCTGACTCGTACCATTTACCAAACTTATGACGTGTAGCCTTCTTAGCAAAACTTAGTTGCTCTTTAGGTTTACGGAGGGTCTTTTTAGTGGAGTTATCTTCATCGTAATTAAGTAACGATGTACCTTTTACCTTAAATCCTGTTTCGTCGCTTGCTACATAAACACCAAGTTTACGATACTTACACTGATATATAACTGCCATAGTAGCACCGACAATGTTAGCAGGGTTAACGGAAGTAATTCCAAGTCCAGCATCTGTTTGTTTAAATTTAAGTTTAGAGATTTGTTTCTCAACACTTACCGGCTTTTTCTTACGTTGCTTTCGTGTTGCCTTTGATTCACCTATAATTACATCACAGGCATCAATGAATCTAGTTACAAGTTCAATAAGTCCTTGTAACCGTTTATGCTTCATTAAATGCTTATATGCTTCTTTAAGGTCTTCGTCTTCACCTCTTAGAGCTTCGTTGTATTCGTCTAACTCAATTTCCCAATCCTTTTTAATACGTCTTGCATGAGCTTGTGTACAACCATTGCTTTGCAAATGTGCGTAAGGATCAATAATTACCGGATTAAACAAGTTAGGACTGCCAACGTATGTATCTACCCACTCCAAAAATTGTGCATCCATCTCGCCTGCTTGCTCTTTAATCCTATCTTGTATGGTAGGACCAGCGGCTCGTTGTTCTTGCTTTTCCTTAGTTACTTCTTTCTTAATAGTACCTTGGCTAGCAAGATAATTAATATGTTGGTTAAGTCTATCTTCTACATCCATCTCTACATTAAACTTAGCACCTTTAGTTGCCATTCGTGCCAAATAACCATATGTAGGAATAACAAATACGTCCGGACATGCTTTAACTTGCTTTGCCTTTTCTTTGTCATCTAAGGAAACCAAATAGTCTACAATATATTTTTTAGCGTCTTTGACATTCTTATGATAGGCATAATAATTAAGCCCTTGCATAATTTTGTCCCGGGTTGTGTCGCCTTCATAAAAGTCAGGCTCTACACCTGTATACTTTTCGTCAGCCTCGACTAACGTCATTCGCTTTTTCTTCTTTGGTACCTTCTTTAACAAATTGCTTTTCGTTGCCATAATTCTATTTATAATGAGAGGAAAATAATTGAACAAACGTACATCATACTAAACAACATTACTGCCTTTGCAGTTTCTAAAATAAAGAATTTCATATTAGCCCCAAGCGAATTGCATTGCATTTCCAAGTTTTTCACGAGCATCAAAACCTTCTGGTGCTCCGTCTTCTTCTGGAAAGTCAATGCTGGATGAAGTTGCTACGGATTGTTTTTGGAATTGCCTAAGGTACAAACCCATTCGTTCAGTATCTTCTAATGCAAAATCTGCTTGCATCTTAAATGGGCCATGTACGTTTTTACCTTCTACTTGCAGTTTAAACATTGCGTTCTGGATTGAAGCAAAAATAAACATAAGCATTCCTTATTGAAGTTAACTTAATTTAACCTATACAAGTATTATACTATCTTTGTAATAAATGTCAACCTTTTTTTATTAATAGCAGGATTTTTGTTGAGTTAAACTCCAGTTATCTAAGTCGTTTGCTTCTCTTAGATCGTTTGCTTCGCACCATTCACATGCACCATCTTCGTAGTATACCATGTAATCATATTCTTTATCGCCATTAAGTGATTTTTTAGTAACTTCGCCAACTAAATCATTTAATGTATGAACAACTACCATATCGCCTGTGTTAAATTCTGCCATATTGTCTCCTGCTTTGTTATTCATCATACAAGTATTATA